ACCGCACTTGCACGTCGGTTATGTTTTTGGTGTACGTCGGCATTTAGACGATAAGGTTGATGGCCCATTGCAGTATCGAGCTGTTCTGCACGAACTTGTCGCCGAGGTACGCAACCGGCCCTTGTGACAACGGATTGTAGAGTCCTGCTCCAAAGGAATAGTCCGACATCTCCCCCGCCGCGATCATCTTCTGCCGCGTCCGCTGTTCCTGCTCGATCTGCTTCGCGACGCCTTCGCCAGCGATGGATAGAGCCGCGGCGTCAAACGCGTCCTGCAGGTTGCCCATGCTGCCGACTAAGCCGCCGACGAACGCGCCGACCTGCGTGGTCATTTCGGAGAGTCCGTAGTATTGGAACGGCTCGCCGCCGCTAATACCTGTTGCGAAGCCAGCTCCAAACCCGCGCTGGCCTTGCCCGAAAGACGCTTCCATCTGCGCCTGCCGCTGGAGGATGACGCTGTTCGCGGCGAAGGTCTGTTCGCCTGTCTTGCGGAACTCATCGAGTGCGGCAGCAGCGCCCTTGACCGATGAGCGCACTTCCTGCTCCATGCGCTGCGCAAAGCCAAACGCGAGGCCAGCGCCAGCGAGCCCGACGCCAAGCCCGCCGCCGATCTGACCACCCAAAGCACTTCCCGCTCCACCGAGAGGCCCGGCGCCGATCGCGCCTCCGATTGCGCCGATCGACGCCCGGACCTTGCTCATTCGCGCCGCGGCTTCCTTTACTTGCGTTTCGACCTTTGCCAGCGCCTTCGGCACCTGCTCAGTGTTGACGGTAACGCCGATATTCAGATTTGGAATCGCGCTCATGCGGTCCTTCCCTTCTGCGCGTCGCGAACCGCATCGGCTGCAGCTTGGCTTAGATACGCGATCAAGTGCGACCGTCCGACCATCCCGGCCTTGAACAGATAGTGCCTGGCGTACTGGCTCTGAAACGTTCCCTTGTAGCCGCGGACGCCGCGCCGCCACCCACGGCCACCGAACGCGGCCTGATTGTCGCGCGACAGCTTCGAAGCCCGTTCCTTGATCGTGCGGACGTGCGGCTTGCCGTTGCGGTACGCGATGATCTGCTTTGTAAACGCCTCGCCGCGCTCTATACGGAGGTTCTTCTGCCGCACTTCGTTCCGCGCGACGTTGCCGCCCTGGCCGAATCCACCGTAGTTTTTGGGGAACGCATGCCAACCGACCTCCATAAAATGCGACTTCCACCCGACGAACGGAGAATGACGGCCAAGACGGGATTCCCTCGGAGTCTTGATCTGCTCCGTCTTGACTCCGACGCCTGCCCACACTGCGCGCTTGTAGCTCTTGACCTTCAGCGTTAGCTGGCGCTTCGTCCGCTCGGCGTTGCGCCATGCAAAGCCCTTCGCCGCCTTTACCGTGACCCGTCCCCACTTGCGGAGCGCTTCCTTTGCGATTCTCTTTCGCAGCCCCTTGTCTACGCTCTGCAACGCCCGTTCAAGCGCCTTGATGCTTGCGGGGTCGATCGTCGCGGTCATGTAACCAGCGCCGCGCGCGGTGGTCGCGCCCGGCGAGCGCGTCAAGCCTGCCGCGGATGCCTGTCCAATCGGGGATTTCAAGCGAGGCATTGATGACGACCACGGAGATGCTTGCTAGATCGGTCCTCGCGTTTGTCATGGCGCAGCGGAGGACCACGCGCTGCGCCTCAGTCAGTCCCGGCCTTCCTCGTAAAGCAACTCGCATTGCCTACCGATCTTCTGAACCAACAGCGCGTCGCATGCGCCGACTTCATCTGGCGACGCGAACACGGGCTTTCCGTCCTCAAGCAGGTGACGCGCCACCAGCCACAGGTACAGCCTTTCCGGCGCCCGCTTCGCTTCATCGAGCGCGTCGAGCAGGTCGAGCGCCGAAGGCCGCGCAAGCGTGACCAAATGGCCGTCGATATCGACGGTCTTCGGCCTCAGTGTGAGTGCGTCCTTGATGCTCATGGTCAGGTATGCGTGACGGTGATTGCGCCGGTCAGCTGGAATGAAATGGTCGCGCGCGTGACGCTTCCCGATGATGCAGTGACGTCGAACCCCGTCACGAAAGCCGAACCGCTGATGGATTCGCCAGTTTCCAGGGTGAGTAGCAACGTCTTCGCGGCCGCGCCCGAGTTGCAGTCGTCCACCAGCGCTTTGTTCGTGGTTTCATCAAGGTCGAAGAACAGGTCTGCGGTCGCTGTACCCGTCTGGTATCCGGTGACAAACACGCCGTCGAGAGTCCCGATGCCCGTCGCGTCGTAGGCCGCGCGCTGCAGGCTGAATGACGCCGTACCGACGCCGACAACTGCGGTTCCGTTGTAGGAGAGGCTTGCGATTGCGCCAGAGGTCGCCATGTTCTATTCCTTATAGGTCGCGGTGAATGTATAGGTCAGCTGCGCTGGCTCGGCTTCGTCGCCTTCGCCTGGCGTCGCAGGCTCGACCACGTGGCCGACTTCCTGGACCGCCTGCACTTCGATCGTGTCCCACGTTCCCGCCGCTGCCAGAGTGCGCAGAGCCGACAGGAATCCAAGCGCCGCAGCCGTTGTGGATGCAGTGACCGTCACCGCCACGGTCGCCTGCCGCAAAGGGCTGCTGCCGATGGTCAGCGTTTCCGTCTGCTGCACCTCGTAGGTGCAAGCGGGAAGCGTCGTGTCCTGCAGCCTGTACCCGTGGAACACGCGCGCATCGGGGATCCCGGCGGTTGCCAGGGTCGTACCGTTCAGCAGCATCGCGCGGACGGCGGTTTCAATCGAGGCCATTAGTTGACCTCCACGCACTGGATGACCGCTCGGCGGTCGGCTTCGTCTGCGTTCTGGATGCTCACGATTCGCAGCGTCCGTCCGCGGACGGTAAGCCGATGCAATTCGGATAGGCCGATGTTTACTATCGCCTGCCAGCGCGCGAGCACTTCCACTTGCCGGACCACGGCGACGCCATCCGCGTAGCCTTGCTCCACCGCGCTTTGTTCCCTCAGGTCGCAGCGGAACGTGCCAAGATCGCGCCACGTGGATACCCGCATCCCTAGCGAATCCTGCGTATCGCTCGGAGCGCTTGCAGTGGCTGTCCATCGGAGAACGCCACCGGAAATCATCGGATTCGGCTCCCGGTGCTATAGGCGCTGATTATGAACTCGACCGACATCGGGACCATGCTCAGGCCGATCGGCTGGAACGCCTCGGGATTGTTGTACCACGCTCCCGTAAGAGCGATGATCGCGTGTGTCAGCGGCCCCGGGATCGAGGTGTATCCGACGTTGTAAGTCACAGTGATCGACGTGTTTTCATAGATCGCCGGGGGGTCGATGAACCGCAGGACGGGCATCGGTCCTTGCGTCAGGTCCACGCGGTATTCGGATGCACCGAGCGTGGCCGCGGATCCCGCGCTGTCGGTGTACGAAATCGCCGTGACCGACTCAAACGGGGCCTCTGGAATCAGGACATCGGAGAACGACGACAGGTACAGCTGTGCCGATCTGCGGTCAATCGCAAGCTGGCAGCGGTTCTCGATCAACTGCGTGGCGGCTTCGCGCAGACGGATAAGGTCTGCGTCGTCGTCGTCGTAGTCGATCTTGAGCGCGCTCTTGATCGTTGAAAGCGGGACACTCATGGAAAACGCTCGCGGGCGGTTTCCCGCCCGGAGCGCCGGGAGAAAGGAGATGAATCAGCTGGCGTTCGGCGCGTAGATAGCGGCAAAAGCCTCGGGAAGCGTGATCTTCGAATCGGTGCGCATCCACACATACAGGGTGGACTGCAGCGAGAGCGACGAGCTGTACGGATCGAACAGCGACTGCATTCCCATGCGGTCGAAGATCTCGAAATAGTCCCAATTGCCCGCGATGAACATCGCGGAACCGCGCACATTCGCGCCGGTCGTGGTCTGCGCGGCAGTGCTGGGCAGGTACTCGGAGATCGTGTACGGAACTCCGCAGATCAGGCCGGGAAGCCCACCGACCATGGACTGCGCGTTGTCAGGAGCAGGGGTCCAGATGAATTCGGAATTCTGCTTCAGCTTGCGGACGGCGCGGAGGCAGGCATCCGACAACAGGCAGCGGTAGCGAGCGCTGTTGCGGTACGACGGATTCGGCGTGAGGATGCAGTCGATGATGTTGTCCGCGGTGATGTTCGCCACCGTCTGATCCTCGGTGAGCGCGACGCCCTGGTTGATGATGTTGCCGGAATTGGTCGTCGCCCAACCGGTCGAGGTGCAGTCGGCGATGCCCTGCGGCTCGCTCGATCCGGTGCCGATGGTGAACTTCTGGTCCTGCAGCTTGGCGAGCGCGATGGCGAGACGGTCGCTCACATACTGCAGCGCCGTTCCCGGGCCGCCCTGTCCCATCGCGTCATCGATGAACTCCTGCGACATCTTTGTGGCGGCCACGAACTTGTACGGCGTGACGGAGATGGTGCTGTAGGCCGGATCGGCCAGCGTCGAATCGTTCGTCTCGCCGACGATGTACGCCGTGGGGAGCGTGCTTTCGACGCGGATGGTGCGCGCGCTGTCGATCGTGTTGACCTTCGCGATCTGCCGGATCGTGGACGCCTGGTACAAGCGCTCAACGATGCGGCGCTCCATGTCGGTCGGAACGGGAGCGTTGGTGGTAGATCCGTTCGTCAAGACGCGGAACTCTGGCGAGCCGGTCGCACCAGCGCGCAGCCAGCGCGAAGCGAAATCGGCGCTGTCGCGGTTCTCCGCTCCGAGCGTTGCCCTGGTCGCGCGCGACTCAAGTGTAGGCTGGTTCTCGATCTTGGCGAGACGAGCCTCAAGCGCTTTATTCTGCATCAGCAGCTCGGCGGCGGTAAGGTCGGCGTCCATCTTCGCGAACTTCTCGCGTTCCTCGCCCGCGCCGCGGGTGTCGACAAGCTGCGGCGCAAGGCCGGTGCGCGACTCAAACGCGGCGAGGCTCTTGCGGTACTGGTGGGTGATCTGCTGAAGCTCATTCAACTCATCGGACATGATCGGTCATCCTTCGGAAATGAAGTGCGAGCCGCAGAAGTGCGGCATTCTTGTAAGCCGCGGACACGCTCCGCAGGCTCGAACTGGTCTGGGGGTACGCCGCGTCCTGCACGATGCTGACCTCGATCAGCTGCGCGCGCTTGACGAGACGTTCGGTGCGGTTCTTGTTCCAGCTGTCCTCGGACACGATGAAGCCGAAGCTCATTTCGCCGCTCAGGTCGCCGCGCTCGATGAGCGCGCGAACATCGTTACCGAGCGTGGTTTCTGGGAGAGACGCCGTGAACGCGAGGCCGTTTCGGTCGCTCTTGAGCGTCAGCGTCCCCGAGCGCGTTCGCGCGAGAGGCATCGAGGCATCGTGATTGTAGTACAACTTCACATCGGCGCCGCTGGATAGCGTCTCGTTGAACGCGCCAGGCGCGATCCGCTCGACGAACTTGCGGCCGCCCTCCACAATCTCGCGGGAGTCCTGACCGTAGACGGCGGCGTATCCGGCGAGCGTGCGCCCGTCGATCGTCTGCTCGGTCGCGGTGAAGTCGCGTCTAGAAATCATTGGGCGTCCCCGCATTCTGTGAGGTGTCGGTGCCGAGATTCGTCGTCCCGCCGCCCGTCCCCATGTTCAGCGCAATGACGGGCTCATCGAGTCCGGGCAGCGGGTCAAGGTCGAGCTCTTCGCGCGCTTCGTTGCGCGTCATCACGCCAGACTCGACGGCCGTGCGCAGCGCTGCCATCGTCTCGGCCATGCCCGGCCTCACCAAGTCGTCCGTATCCCACGTCACCGCGCTTCCGACGCCGCCGAGCTTCGTGGCGATCTCCGAGCCCCACACGGCGCACCACGGCTGGATAGCCGTCTGTACGTACATGCGGGACAGCCACTCAAGCGTCGAATACGACGGGCCGACAGTCTCAGACAGGTAACTTGACGGAACGCCGTAGATGCGTGAGACATCTCCGACGCTGTACGCGCGCGCAGCCTGAAGCCCCGCGTCGTCTAGCGTCGAACTGATTCGCTCGATGCGCATGCCTTCGGCAAGCACCAGAGGCTTGCCCGTGTTGGCCGTTCCCGCGTGCTTCGCCTCGTAGTCGGCCATGATGCGCTGGCGCGCGTCGAGCGACAACGGGCCCGGATGCACGAGCGCGATCTTCGGGTTTCCCGCATTGCTGTACGCCTTCAGCGCCATGTCCTCTTGTGCGGCCATGAGCTGCAGGGATGTCCGACAAAGGTTGATTGGCGACTCTCCCCAGAGTCCGTTCGTGTTCGGCGCGCGCAGGTGAAACACCTGATCTGGCTGAAGGTCTCCGTAAAGACGCGTCCTGTAGAACGGAGTCGCGCCGCTGGTGTCAAGCGACACCGAATCGGGATCGAGAAGGATCAGCTCGAGCAACTCGCCGCCGCGCGTACGGTTGATCGCGGCGAAGGCATTTCCCCATAGCAGTACCTGCATGGTGGCCGCGCGCCGGAACTCGAACGCCGACATGTACGGCGAAGGATTCTCCAGCAGAGACTGAGCGCCAGCCGCAGATACCTCAACCTCGATGCGCGCAATATCGTTGGCGATCAGAGATACCGCGCGGTACACGGGCGTATAGCGCAACGCGTTCGACGCGCCGACAAAAGGAATGCTCCCGCCCGATTCCTGGAGGATCGTCGCGGACCACGGGCCGACGAACATTCGCTGAAGCAGCGATCTAATCACGCCACTAGTGTTGCACCGAGTAGCAATTAGAACCCGCACTAAACGTCGGATTCATAAACACTGGCGCGTTTTCCTCCCCAGCAGTGAACGCTAATGATCGCGGAAACCAGCGGGTCAATGATGCAGTTGACGCGGGATTTAACAGGTCGGATGTTGCCGTTCCGATCCTGCTGCGCGGCCGCTTCGGCGCATGCCCTGCGCATGATGGGATCGTCGCCTATCACAAGTTTCCCGCCAGCCCACAGGTTCTGGAACAGCTGGCAGCCGGGCCCGAAAGTGGCGATTCCCATGCGGTACGCGGTCATAGGGATTCCGTCAGCCTCGCAGACCTCGACCAGATACTTCGAGCCCCAGGCGTCGTATCCCACGGCGCGAATGTCGTATTCATCACGCAGCCTGTTCAGCGTCGCGCGTACGGATTCGTAGTCGATCTCGCGGCCCGGCGTCAGCGTGATTCGGCGCTCGGCGGCCCAAGTGCGGACGGGCATGCGGTAATCCAGCTCGCGCTGGGCGACGTCCTGCGCTGGCCACCAGTAGTGCCCCTTTAGCGCCACGCGGCCATCCTCAAGGGGGACAGCAAGTACGAGCGCGGTCATATCCAGCGACTTCGAAAGGTCAAGGCCGATCCACGCCGGACGGCCGCGCAACGCCTCGAAATTGGCCGTTTCGCTGCCAGGCCAGAGCTGCATGTCTAGCCAACCGCCTGTATTTTCATCGGTGCGCGCGCAGTGATAGCGTAGGAACTCGGAGCGCCCGATGGGACTCCGCTTCATCGTGTTCCAGCTGCGCCGCAGACTCACGCGGTCTGGCTGGCCATACTGCATGGCTGGATTAGCCTTTGGCCACGCGGCCTCGTCATCGGGAGTATCGGCCGGGTCGATGCCGTACAGCGCGGCGAACACCGAATCATCCTCGACTTCGTTCCGAAGGATGCTTTCCGCGTTGGCGACCAGCTCGCCGTAGATGTTCTCCGGGTTCGCTCCCGGCGTGGTAATGATGAGTCCGAGACTTTCCTTGCGCTTGCTTCCCGTGGTTAGGAGCTTGGTGAGGAATCGTCCCTTGAACTCCGCAGCCTCGTCGGCAATCCAGAAAGACGGATTGAGGCCGTCAAGCGCGCGCTCGAGCGCTGGCAGCCCGGTCATCAGGCAATCGCGCTGCTTCAGCTCGATGCGGTCCCATAGGACGTCCACGCCGTCCCGGTCCTGCCGCCGGATCATCGTGCGCGCCGTGTCGAGGCAGATAGCCGCCTGTTCTTCGTTGTTGGCGATGACGTGGACCCGGCGACCGTCCCCCTGCAGCAGATCCCACAGCGCGAGCCCGGCCGCCAACGTTGTCTTTCCGTTGCCACGTGCCACTTGCAATATGGCAAGCTTCGTGCGCCGTCGCCCGTCCTCGCGCCAGCGCCAGCCCCATAGGTTTGCGATTACCCATGTCTGCCACGGGTGCAGCTCGAAGCGCTGGCCCGACTCGTCGCCTACGAGCGTGAGCGTGTTGAAATGCGCCTCGATGCGCGCGACCGTCTCCCAATCCATGTAGATGTCGGAGCGCTGGATATCCACGCGAAACCGCCGCATGGCGGCGTATATCCAGCGTCCAGCGACGGCGTTCCCCGTCTCGACGGCATCGACATATCCAATCACCTTTGCTTCGGTCGCTCGAGGATCCACGAAATTAGCCTAGCACGGGTCGACGATCGCCGCGGAAGCCCGCTCGATCGCGTGTGAATTTTTCCCGAC